AGTTTTGGAAAACCATCAATGAATGGTTGGAACGTTGGCCAATGGCTGACTACAGGCTGTGCTGGACAGGGCCGAGCGCATTCCGCAAGCGCATTGCTCCTGACTACAAGGCCAATCGTGCTGGCAATTTGAAACCTATTGGTTACAAGGTGATGAAGCGTGAGCTGTTGGATGAACCCACCAGCTTTCTGCACGATGAGATCGAAGCTGATGACTGGCTTGGTCTGCTAGCTGGTGCATTACGTGAGGCAGGGGAGGAGCCGATCATTGTTAGTGGCGACAAGGATCTGGACCAAGTGCCAGGCCGTCACTGGTGGCCAGCTGGTGTCAAGAGAGAAGAGGCGCCAGGCCTTGATGTCTACGAGTGGGACAACGAGCTGCTGCCAATCGAAGATCGCAAGGCGATCAACTGGGTTGTTGACCAGGACTATTGCGACAAACATTTTTATTCACAGGTATTGATTGGTGATTCAACGGACAACATTCCCGGCTGCCCCGGTGTCGGCAAGGTCGGAGCTAAAAAGATTGTCGACAACTTCAACACAGCCAAGCCTGTGGAATGTTGGCAAGAGATTGTGGGGAGGTTTGCGAAAGCCCGGAAGAAGGACGACGTTCGGGAACCAGAAGTTGTTGCACTGCAACAGGCGCGGCTAGTGCGAATACTTCGACATGGTGAGTACAATTCAGTGACGCGCACTGTTGATCTGTGGACACCACCAACCCTGAAGTCCTGAAGAAAGTCATCGGTCAACGTCTGACCAGTGAGATGCTGGAAGCACTAGATACTTTGTTCCCCGAGCGCACGCCTGAACTGACTGACTCTGTTGATCAGATTAGGTACGCTTCGGGGCAGAGATCTGTTATCCGTTTTCTCTGGGGTCTAACCAATGGCACTGTCTAGCAAGCAACGGAAGGCCCTACGTGATGCCAAGAAAGACGGCAAGATAACCGCCAAGGAATCGCGGCGTCTCATAAACCTAGGCATTCCAAAGCGTCAGGCACAGGTAACCAAGGGCAACAAGGGCAAGACCAACACCAGCAATCAAACGAAAAGCGACGACAAGAACAGGAACAAGAACAAGACAGAGCCATCAGTTCTCAACGTCAAGCAGTTGAGCAAACTGCGGGCTGAGATCAAGCAAAATGATGGCGCGGTCCGCAACGAAACGTTCTCCAGGAATGACGGCAGCACCGGAGACACACAAGGTCGAATCAATTACACCGCGTATGGCGGCAAGAAAGACAACGCACTCGGACAAAACCCGAAGTCAGGCAAGAACGCAAACATCTGGGGCAACGTTGCCAAAGAACTTGGCATCAAAAAGGTTGACACTGATGAGGATGTGCAGCGCCTCATTACTTATGTCGACAACTATGGAACCAAGAACACTGGTGACGGCAAGAAGGAAGTTGTCTACGGGGGAAGAGGTAGCGGCAAGTATGGAGACATCATCAGCTCTATAGAGGCAGACGCAAATGCTGGTATTGATGCTGCTGAAGAACTAAAAAACAAAGGGGTTCGTGAAACAAGGGGCAAGTACAAGGATGACCTGCAAGACATAAGGGACAAACGGAACAATGGGCTGGGCCTTGGTCCTCTGGCCATTACAACCAAAGGCAAGGACTCCATCAGTCGGGATGCCTTCGGGATGCCGATCAGTAACAAAGGCAAGAACAACAATAAGAACAAAGGCAACAACAAAAGTGGTGGCCTTAAAACAACAACCAACAGTGGTGGGTTCTTTGGTTTCAACGCTCCTACTGACTCGAATCCTTTTGGCTATCCAACAACGAACTATGCCCCTGGCGTTAGTGCCCCTGGCGTCAAGCCTTCAGCTGCTGACAGGCAAAGGCAGACAGCAGTAAGCGATCCTTTCGGTGGCTATGCAACGACCACTGCCCCTAGCGTTACTCGCAACACCAATGGTGGTGGATCCGGTGGTGGATCCGGTAACGAATCTGGCGGTGGATCTGGCGGTGGCGGCGGTGGCACTACCACTGGCGGTGGCGATGGTGGTGGTGCTGGTGCTGGCGGTGGTGGTGGCGATGGTGGTGACGGCGGTGGTGGTGGCGGCGGCGGGCCAACCCTTGAGGAGATCCTGGCCGAACAGCAACGCCTTGCCGACGACAGACTGCAAGAAGTCTCGGATGAATACACCGCTGAACTTGACGGGCTCAATCTTCGTATTGATGACCTGGGTTCAATCAATGACAACTGGGCAGCCGCCAATGCTTTCATGCAAGAGCAGATGCTTTCAGCAAACGCAGCCCGAGATCTGGCAGAACAAAGAGCAAGCAACATGCGCAATGCCTTTGTCCCTAATGCCAACCCAACAGCACTGTCAGTTCTTTATGGCGACAACCGTAAAGGTGGCAGGCGGCAACAAGACAATCAACTTAGTGATCTCTCAATCCTGAGTGGTCTTGGCACCAACAGCAATCCTCTCGCTGGTCTCCAGCTCGCATAATGGCAACCAAAAACTCAACAGCTCAGGCCAGGTTTGATGACCTGTCGATGTATCGCAGCATCTACTTGCGGCGAGCTATTGACTGCAGTCAGCTGACTATCCCCTCGCTGATTCCTGAATCAGACGAGAACTATCAGACAGGAGCTGAGCCATACAACAGGTTGCTCAGCCTGTATCAGGGGGCAGGGGCCCGGGGGGTGGGATCCATCAGTGCCAAGCTATTGCTTGCGTTGTATCCACCAAGCCAGCCGTTCTTCCGACTGGTGATTGATAAGGGTCAGGTTCAGAACTACCTGGATCAAACCGGTGGCGATCAACAGGATGTGTTGAGTCAACTGGATGTGGCGTTGTCTGATGTTGAGCGTCAGATCTTGTCACGACTGGACAAGCTACAAACCAGGCCAGCCTTGTTCGAGGCGTTGAAGCATTTGATTGTTGGCGGCAACGCCCTGCTTTACATCGGAGCAGACAACGTGCGGATGTGGTCACTGCGGAGCTACGTGGTTGACCGTGATCCAGAGGGCAACGTCAGCGAGATCGTGATCAAGGAATCGGTCAGCGATAAGTACCTGCCTGAGAACACCAAGCCAGCGGAGGATTCAGCGAGCGGCAAGGACAAGAGCCACAACGTCTATACCCATATCAACTTTGACAAGACACAAGACCGGGTGGAGTGGCACCAGGAATACGAAGGCAAGGTGGTGACTGGATCACAAGGCTTCAGCCGTGTTGATAACTGCCCTTGGCTTTGCTTGAGGCTGCACAAAATCGCTGGCGAAAGCTACGGTCGCTCGCTTTGCGAGGAGGTGATTGGCGATCTCAACAGCCTGGAGTCATTGAGCAAGGCAGTGGTTGAGGGCAGTCTGATCAGTGCCAAGGCAATGTTCTTGGTCAACCCCAATGGTGTGACCAGAGCTGACAGCTTGGCTCGTGCAGAGAACGGCGCGATTGTTGCTGGCAATGCTGCTGATGTTGAGGCATTGCAAGTTGGCAAGGCAGCAGACATGAGCGTTGCATTGCAAACGATTCAGCTGTTGGAACGCAGGATCAGCTTCACGTTCCTGATGAATGAATCAGTACAACGTGACGCTGAACGTGTGACAGCAGAAGAGATCAGGCTGATGGCTGAGCAGCTGGAGTCTGGCCTAGCTGGTGTGTACTCAATGCTGAGTCAAGAGTTGCAGCTGCCGTTGATCAAGCGAGTGCTGTTCTTGATGGAGCAGTCGGGTGAGATCCCACCTATCCCTGTTGACTTGGTCAACCCACAGATCACCACTGGCTTGGAAGCTATTGGCCGCGGCAATGACAAGCAGCGACTGACGAACTTCCTGCAAGTAACAAGTGCAGCAATCGGACCAGAACAAATGCTGTCACTGATCAACCCATCAGAGTTGATCCGACGATTTGCAGCAAGTGACGGCATTGATATTGCTGGACTTGTTAAGAGTGAGGACGAGCTACAAGCTCAACAAAGTCAACAACAGAAGGTAGCATTGGAGGAGCAACTTGCTAGCAATGCAATCGCCTCAGGAGCAACCAACGCGCCGCCGCCGGCAGCAGTCCCCGGAGCAGCAGCCTGACAAGCAAGAGCTAAAGAAGGGCTCACACTTTCGGCCACTGCCTGACGGTGGCCAGATGATTATCACTGACAACTTTATCCGCTGATAGCAATGGCAGTCATTGAAACTGGACAAGACGACACTGTCGATCAAGGTGCTGTTGAAGAACAGGCAAAGATTGACCAGGCCCGTGCTGATCTTTATGACGAGGCAGCAGGTAATGAGCCTGGCGAGCCAGAGGAGAGCTTGATCCTTGGCAAGTACAAAAGCCAATCAGATCTAGTTGATGCCTACAAGAACCTGCAACGTGAGAACGAACGCTTGCGTGGCGGTGAAGTAGAGGAAGCCGAGGAAGAGCCTGAGGCACAGCAGGAGGAGCCTGAGAACCAGCTGACCGCAGAGGATGCCACTCGTATTCGTGGCAACATGTTCGATCAAGTTGGCGGTGCTGATAAGTATCAAGCGCTGATGGGCTGGGCCAGCCAGAACCTGAACGAAAGCCGTGCCGAGTCGTTCAATGAAGCACTCAACTCAGGCAACGAGGGGGCAATCCTTGCGCAGCTGAAGGGCATTCAATATGACCACATGATGGCAACGGGCTATGAGCCCAAGCTGACTGGTGGTCGTGCTCCAACGCAAGACGTAAGAGGCTTTGCATCAGAGGCCCAGGTGATTGCAGCAATGCAGGATCCCCGGTACGGGAATGACCCGGCATACGTCAAAGAGGTTGAACAACGAATTGCTGTTAGCAATGTGTTTAACCAGCGTTGACTTTGTTGTAAGAATGGGAGCAGATTCAACACCACAGGATCTGTTCCCTTAGCCGCACTGCGTACCTAAGAGCAACAGTAGTGGGGATGCGTGATGCACCAGTTGGTCACTGTTCACATCAACAACAGTCCTGACAAATGGCTGCCCCTTCACTAAACCTTTCCACCCCCGGCGCTATTAACGCCGACACCGGAACTTGGGATAAGGACAATGCCTTATTCCTCAAGGTCTTCTCTGGAGAAGTCCTGACTAGTTTCAAGCGAAGCTGCATCTTCGAGGATCTGGTGCAAACCCGCACCATCCAAAACGGCCGCTCAGCACAGTTCCCTGTGACTGGACGTTTCACCGCAAAATATCACTCCCCTGGGGAGATGATCGTTGGCCAGGGTGACATGGCTCAGAACGAGGTTGTCATCCGCATTGATGATTACCTCATTGCAGATGCCAGCCTGTATTCCTTGCAGGAAGCCAAGGCTCACTACGACATCCGCTCGATCTATTCGACCGAGCTGGGTCAAGCTCTTGCCCGTGAGCATGACAAGCGTCTGGCTCGCACCATCGCCCTTGGTGCCCGCACCAGTACCACTGACCTGACGGCGAACCTGCCTGCCGGTCTGAGCCCTGATGATCCGTACCGCACCGGTACTGTCATCGACATCAACAAGGCAACCCCCACTGCTGACGATCTCGTCGCCAGTGTGTTTGCTGCAGCTGAAGCCTTGGACTCCAAGGATGTCAGCAAGGAAGGGCGTGTGCTGGTCTGCACCCCTGAGTCCTTCTATACGTTGATCCAGAGTTCACGCGCTGTGAACTATGACTTCAACCAGCAAGGAACCAATGGTTCCTACAAGGAAGGTCAGATTGCCAAGCTTGCTGGCTTCTCCATCCTGTCCAGCAACAACCTTGCTCAGGGTTCTGTTACCGCTAAGACCGGTGAGCAGGGCTATGTAAGCAATGGCTCTGTGAAGAAGTCCACGGCAGACATGACCAACACCAAGATGCTTGCTTTCCAAAAAGGAAGCTGTGGTGTTGTCAAGCTGCGTGACCTGAGCATGGGCATGACCGGCAACGATTACGACGTGATGTACAACGCCACGTTGATGACTGCCAAGTTCGCACTTGGTGTTGGTTGCCTGCGTCCTGAATGCTGCGTCGAGATCAGCAACTCTGCGTGATCTAGCTTCGTTTGCTTTGGGGAATTAACTTAGGGGCAGCAATGCCCCTTTTTTCATGGCAACAACTATCAAGGTTGACGGCACCGTGGCAGGCTGGACATGGCAGGACGATCAACTGCTTGACCCTGCTACAGATGTTGACTACTTCGTCGAAGGAAAAGACGGATACATCCCACTGTCAACTGAAGGCACTGGTTCAGATGCGCCTGGCACACAAGCTGGATTCTCTGGCACTGACAGAGTTAAAGCATGACAGAACTTGAGGCTGTCAACACAATCTTGGCAACCATTGGAGAGGCCGGCATCCCTAGCCTCTCTGATGATGTCAATGAGATCACCGATTCAGGTATGGCACAGCGCACTTTGAAAGAAGTGTCGCGTGATGTTCAATCAGAAGCCTGGAGCTGGAACACTGACGAAGGCGTCAAGATCAACCCAACCACACAGAACACATACGTTGTTCCAAACAATACGTTGACGGTTGACTTCTCTCCCAGCAGGTATCCAGACAAGCAGTACGTGATGCGTGGCCTGCGGGTATATGACCGCAACAACCAGCGCTATGACTTTGGAACGCTGAACGACGGCGAGCCATTGATTGCAGCAAAGGTTGTGGCCCAGCTGCCATGGAATGAGCTGCCACATGCTGCGCAGCAATACATCACCATTCGCAGCGCACGAATCTTCTCTGACCGATACGTCGCTAGTTCTGTTGTCTTCACTTACACAGTGGCCGACGAGGATCAAGCACGGACTCTGTTGATCAGAGCGGAAGAGAATCAACTCAACAACAATCTGCTGTGGGGCAATGACCGCGGGGCAACCCAAGGCATTGGCTATACACCTGCAGGTGGAACCCGTTACCGAGTCCGCTAATGGCACCCTCCAAGTCGCAGTTCCGCAAGGGCAAGACACCCAAGAAACCCAGCTCAGCTATACGGCGTGACCTGGATACCTTGATTCAAGGTGTCTCCCAACAACCACCTCATCTGTTCTTAGCCGGTCAAGGCAAGAGTCAACTGAATGGTTGGTCAAGTCCTGTCGAAGGACTGACAAAACGGAATGCGGCAAGGTTGCAATCCAAAATTACGGACGAGCCGTTATCAGATTTCTACTTGGAGATGATGGGTCTCCAGCAGTCAGAGCAGTATTCAGTCCTAGTGAGACCTAGTTCAGGCAACACCCTGATCGACCTCAGACGCAACGGACTGACCCCAGCCATCAAGGTGCATGGCACTGGATTGAGTGCAGTGCCTGGCGCAATCACATGCGACAGCACCTCCTACATTCACAACGAGCCAGGAGAGTTCTACAAAAAGTATGCGCTGATCAACAGCGGTGCGATTGGCTTGTTGTTGAACAGAGAGAAGGTCACAGCTTTTGCAGCAGACAAGTCCCCAGAGCAAGTAGGCAAAGGCATAGTCTTTGTCAGGGCTGTTGCGTACAACGTCACGTACACCCTGTTGATCAATGGAACAGAAGCCGGAACCGTAACCACCCCAGCGGCAGATGATGATGACAACAAGCTCAGCACTTCTGAGGTAGCCACTGCCCTGGCAGGAATCGTCAACGGCACCAGTGGATACTCAGCCACGGTGAATCAATACGTTGTCTATATCCAGAAAGACGACGGGACTGATTTTGATGTATCGATTGATGATGGGCGCAGCAGTGAACTAGCTGTTGCTTTTACCAACACGGTTCAAACACTTGGCAGCCTGCCGGTGATTGCTCCCAATGGATACACAGTTGAAGTCGAGAGTGATCCGTCAACAACAATCGACAACCGGTGGCTGAAATTCAAAACGTTTGGCACTAGCGACTTTGCTGAAGGAGCCTGGCAGGAGACCGTCAAGCCAGGTGTCACCTTTAAGATCGATGGCAACACCATGCCATTCGTTCTTTACAGGGCAGCAGAGAACGTCTTCTTCTTTGGTCCAGCAGACGGAGCAGAGGAAAGCCAGACTGTTGATGGTGAGACCTATGAATTCACATTTCCAAAGTGGGGTGAACGGACAGCTGGCGACGAGATCAGTTCACCAGAGCCTGAGTTCATTGGTAAAAAGATTCGAGATCATGTGCTGTTCCGCAGTCGTTATGTCGTTGCATCAGGCGAGACGGTTCAGCTCAGCGAGACAGATGACATCTTTAACTTCTTCAATGACACAGCACTAGCTGTTCAGGCAACGGACCCATTTGGATTGCGCGGCACCAGTGAGCGCAGTTCATCTATTGAATGGATGATTCCGGTTGAGGACAGCATCCTGGCGTTCTCGTCAACATCGCAGTATCAGGTGCGAGCAGCGGACGCTGATGTGCTGACACCGCTGACCGGGGAGATCTTCAGGCTTAGCAATCTGGAGATGAACCCCAACGTCAGGCCCAAGCTGTCTGGTGCTCAAGTCTTATTTGCCACTGAATACTTTGGGTTCACCCACTTCCGTGAGTTCAACTTCTACAACCAGCGGAACACAAAGCTAGGTCTGAACCTAGGCAGCAGTCTGGACATAACGAACTATGTTCCGAAGTACATCGAGGGTTCGATCACGCACTGGGATGTAGGTCAGAACATCGATGCAGCTGTTGCTATATCACCAACCAACGCAAAGCAGCTGTACATCTACAAGTACCTATGGGCAACAGGAGAGGTTGGTCAACAGAAGATCCAACGCAGCTGGAGTCAGTGGGAATTCAACCAAGACGTGCGATGGGTGAAGTTTATGGACAACGTGCTGTACTTACTGACAACAGACGATACGGGCACTTACTTCTCGATTCAGTTGAACGACGAGTTGGAGGCACCAGGCACACCACAGATCCACTTGGATCGATTGTGTCAGCTCCCTGCTCCGGTGTTCACCGCACCATCAGCGCTGGTCATTGGAACGTATGACAGCACAACAAACACAACAACATTCACGTTGCCCTATATCCCGACAGAGAAGGCAATTGCGGTTGTCCGTTTTGTGAACGAAGACAATCAAGGTCTGAAGCTAGGGGAGACCAGCAGCCAGACATTGGTCTGTGTTGAGCCAGGAGACTGGACGAATGCAGCCGTGGCATTTGGTGAACCATACAAATTTGAGTATGAGTTCAACACTGGCTTTGTCCCAGACAAGAATGAGACAGAGACCAAGCGGATTGGTCAGCTAGCAGGCCGCACTCAAATACTGCGTTGGACAGTGAATCACGTTGACACGGGTGAATACACGATCCGGGTCAAGCGAGAGAATAGATCTAATGACACTGTTGTTAATTTCAGGGCCCGCATCCTCAACGTTGGTAACAACACGCTGAGCTCAACAAAAGATCCACTGGAGACAGGTAGCACCACTGCTCCTGTTTGCAGCAGGAACGACAGGTGTAGCATTGTTGTTGAGTCAGACTCATGGATGCCAGTCACTGTCACTTCCGCTTCGTGGAAAGGCGTTTACAGTGACAGGGAGAACGCGATTTAGTCATGGTCTGGGGAGCAATTGTTAGTGCTGGCATTGGGTTGATCGGTGGTGTAATTCAAGGCAACCAGGAAAGACAAGCAGCTGATGCTGCAAACTCTGAAAATAAGAAGATGGTGAAAGCCAGATTCGAGCGCGATAAAAAAGAATGGGGCATTAGTTACGCAACCAGTCTTAGCTCTTACGCATGGGATGTAGCGGAGACAGAAGCCGCAAGGTATCAGGACAGGGTTGCTGAAACTGATTACAACAACCAGCAAGAGCGAGTCATTGACGCTGCACTGCTAAACCTCGACCTAAACACAGAAGCCTTATATGACCAGTTTGGAGTCAGCGAAGAACTTCGAGCGATACAAGATAACCTGACTTTCGACAAAGGGGTCAACGATCAAAAGCTGGCACTTGGTCAGTCAATGGTCAGCATCGGCAATCGAGGCGCGGCAGCTTTGGCCGATAGAGATCAA